GGTTTTGTTTATGGAGGTAATCCTAGAGGTGGTATGAAGAATGCTACACTTTGGGATGTATATGTATATAGGAGACATACCATATGATTATAGTAGATTATAGTGGTATTGCGTTAGCAAGTATCATAATTAATAAAACATTTGATGAACAAATGATTCGTCATATGATTCTCAACTCCCTTAGAATGTATCGTACCAGATACAAAGAAGAGTATGGCGAAATGATACTTGCTGTAGACGCATCTAATAATTGGAGAAGAAAAGCTTTTCCGCAATATAAAGCTAATCGTAAAAAAGATAGAGGCACTTCCACATTTGATTGGAATGAAGCATTTCGTATCTTAAATAAAATACGTGAAGAAATTGCTGAAAACTTTCCTTATACAGTTATACGTGTTGATGGTTGTGAAGCCGATGATGTTATAGGTACATTGGTTACAATGAATCCAGATCATAACAATGATTTTAATCCACAAAAATATATGATTGTATCTTCCGATAGAGATTTCTTACAGTTACAAAGATTTAAAAATGTTAGGCAGTTTTCACCTCTTCTTAAAAAAGAATTGTCTGTAGATAATCCAAGAGTGTATTTACAAAATCATATTATACGTGGTGATAAAGGTGATGGCATACCGAACATCTTATCCGAAGATAATGTATTTGTTGAAGGATTCAGACAAAAGCCTATGTCACAAAAGAAAGTTGATGAAATTATTCAAGACTTAGAAGAAGGTGAATTACTATATGCAGCATCTTGGTATCGTAACTATTGCAGAAATAAAAAATTAATTGATCTTAGTGAAACTCCACCCGAGCTCAGAAGAGAAATTATAAATAACTTTATGGCTGACAAGCCAGATACACGATGGATGAGACGAGGTAAGGTATATCCATATCTTGTAGCAAACAGGTGTAACCAATTGATTGAAAGTGTACAGGAGTTTATTTAATGAATAAGTATGTATTTGAAATTCTTGAAGAAGTAGGTAAACAACGTAATCGTAATGACAAAGTGAAAATTCTCAAACAAAACGAATCATGGGCTTTGAAAGATGTTATTAGAGGTTCTATGGATTCAACAATTGTTTGGAATCTACCAGTAGGACAACCACCATATACACCATCACCAGCACATCACCACCCAGCTAATTTAATTAGAGAAAATACAAAGTTTAAATATTTTGTTAAAGGTGGTCAAGGTGATAAAATGCCGAAAGTAAAAAGAGAACAAATCTTTATTGGTATATTAGAAGGTGTACATCCTGAAGATGCTAAAGTTGTTTTATCTATGATTAATAAGAAAAATTTAAAAGGTATAACTAGACCTGTAGTAGAGGAGGCATTTCCAAATTTACTGCAAGATTAAGAAAGGCAACGTATGTTACAACAACTTGAGCGTTTACAAAAAGATTCCAGTGATTTAGAAATATATGCATTAAAATTAAAGAAGAGAGGTAAGTTAGAAAAGATGAATAAGATATTAAAAAAGAAAGATTTCATTGAAGATAGAATCAAGTTGATGAATACGGAGGTAAGATTTTCGACTTAAAAGAAAGTTTTTTTATTTACATTTATTGAATTATATGGTATTATATTATTATTTAAGGTGAACATATGAATATTTTTATACTTGACAAAGATCCTATGAAAGCAGCAATGATGCTTTGTGACAGGCATGTTCCAAAAATGATTGTGGAATCTGCACAAATGCTTAGCACTGTCCATCGTTTACTCGATGGTACACCTGAAAAGCGTAGGTCAAAATCCGGAAAAACAATACAAACATACTATTCGTTTGGCGATGAACGTGATGAATTGTACTACCTTGCAGTTCATAAGTATCATCCATGTACTACATGGACAAAAGAAAGTTTACAAAACTACAATTGGCATTACTATCATTTTTATGCTATGGCTAAAGAATTTGAATACCGTAGAGGTAAAAAACATTCTACGTTTGAAAAACTCGGTGATTTACTCGCTAAACCTCCAATAAATATACCAGATATTGGATTAACAGAATTTGCTCAAGCAATGTCTCACTATCCAGATTGTATTGTGCCTGGTGATGCAGTACAAGCATATCGTAATTATTACCATCAAGCAAAATCATTTGCCAAATGGGAATGGGGCAGGGAAGCTCCAACATGGTGGAAAGGATATCAAGGTGCCTAAGTATACAGTAAAGCCTTTAGAAGAAGGTGATGAATATGATATTGAATGTAGTGCCGATGAATTACAGGATTATCTTAAAAAACATAACTGCATAAAAGTTTTAAAGTTTCCAGGGATTGTTGGACATACTGGTAGTTTACTTTCTAAAACAGATCAAGGTTGGAAAGATAATCTAAAAAGAATTAAAGCTAATTCAGGTAAAGGCAACACTATTAAAGTATGAGTAAACATGTAACTAAGTTTGAAGACTTAATTCAAATAGAACCTATAACTGCAAACCAAGAAAAAGCATTTAACGCATGGTCAGAAGGTGAAAATTTAGTATTAGCAGGATCTGCTGGTACAGGTAAAACATTTATTGCCATGTATCTTGCATTGCAGACTTCATTAGAACCTTCAACTCCATATCATAAAGTAATAATAATTAGATCGGTTGTACCTACACGTGATATTGGTTATTTGCCTGGGACAAAAGAAGAAAAATTAGAACCTTATGAATCACCATATAAAAATATTTGTTTAGAATTTTTTGATTACGAACCGTCTTCATATAAAAAACTTATAAATAACCATCAGATGGAGTTTTTAACGACTTCATTCATTCGTGGTACACAAATCAATAATTCTATTGTTATTGTGGATGAGATGCAAAATCTCAATTTCCATGAACTTGACTCGGTAATCACACGTATCGGCCAAAATTGCAGAGTCATTTTTTCGGGTGATTACTATCAATCTGATTTCCGTGAAGGGTATGAGAGAGATGGTATTCAAAGGTTCCTAAGAATAGTCGAACGGCTAAAAAACTTCAGTGTTATAACATTCGGTTGGGACGATATAGTAAGATCTGATTTTCTCAGAGACTACATAATGACTAAAGAAATGTTAGGTATAAAATGAAATTTTTTATAATAGTATCATTCATTATGGGAAACACAATGGCTTTAGACAGGCCACTCTATGTGTTCAAGAATCCAGTTTTTGAAAGTGCAGAAGAGTGTCATGCCTATGTGAAAGTGATGCATCAATTAATATATAGTCAAGCAACTGCTTCATACAATTACAAACATCAACCAGAAGCAATATATTGTTTACCAACAAATAAAGTGAAAGAAATTTTTAATTATAATGATAATGAAGAACCAAAACAAAATATTTGAACATGCAAAAGTTGATATCGGTTATGAAGATTTGGATGCTGAAACTACCAGCAACGGCAGAACTTACAGTACTCCTAATGGTAAGTCTTATCCTAGTGTCACAACAGTTTTAAGTATTTTAAATGAAGATATTATTAAAGCGTGGCGTGATAGAGTTGGCGAAGAAGAAGCCAATCGTATAAGCGGTAAAGCATCTAATCGTGGTACACGTGTACATAGCATAGTAGAAAAATATCTTAATAATGAAGATACCACTAAATTTCTACCTCATATCAGACAAAGCTTAGAAAATCTTAAACCTGTACTTGATGAAAACATTACAACAATATATGGTTTAGAAGTTCCACTATTTAGTGAACATCTCGGAGTTGCAGGTAGATGTGATTGCATAGCAGAATTTAATGGTGTACCTTCCATAATAGATTTCAAAACATCTCGTTACATCAAGAAAAAAGAAAAAATAAGTAATTACTTTGCACAAGGTGCGGCGTATTCAATAATGTGGGAAGAACGCACAGGATTAACTGCACCTAATATAGTAATCATCATGGATGTGGACCATGAAAAGCCTTCAGTATTTGTTGAACATCGTGACAACTGGACTGAATTATTACATAATACAATTAAAGAATATAGAACAAGAAAGATGTTTGGTCACTAATGAAATTAACAGAAGCAATACAAATAAGATCTGAGTTTGAATTTATTACTAAAGGGTTTAATATGCCCGAAGGTTCTGATATAGATAATATAGAATGGTTTATTGAAAATGGCCATAGGTCAAATTCTTTAAGAAAAGGATTTGATGATGCACTAACGTTAGCGAAGAAAATAAAGGAGTTTAGCGATGGCTGCACAAAAAAAACTAGAGGCAGGAAGCAAGTACGCAAATTTTGATAAAGACGGTGACGGTATAGTTACTGATGATGAATTTGAAATGGAAGAAAAATTGATGAGAATGGAGAATGAGGATAAGAAGCAAGATGCACAAAGAAACATGGCATGGTTTGCTCTTAGTGGAATGTTATTATATCCATTCGCTGTAGTTGTTGCACAATGGCTTGGTTTAGAACAAGCCGCAAAAATACTTGGTGATATGGCAAGTGTTTATTTTGTTTCTGTTGCCGCAATAGTAGCTGCATTTTACGGATCACAAGCTTTGAATAAAAAA